CAGTTCCTAGGCCCACATTAATCCGCACATCGTACTGGGTCTTCCACTGTCTTGGGTCGATCTCTACATATTTACCCGAGAGACGGACGATACGGGGCTTGTTCTGGTACTTCGTCACCAGGTGGAGAATGTTTAGGAACAGGTCTCTAACGCCCGTCTCAGCAAATGTCCTAGCGATCAGTTCTATCCTGCCAGCCGCAGCGTTTTGCATTGCCGCAATTGCCGCCGCCGTAGTGTTTTGCAGGATGTTCGCATCCAGCCCTTGAGAGTTCTGGTTGATGCCCGTCCGCTTCTGCTGGACTGAGTCCAGATACTCGAGCATCGGGAAAGACTGGCCAGCAACGGGAGCCACGGACAACTGCTGCACCGCCTCTGGATTTTTCACCCGCACTATGCCACCAGGGGTGACTGTTAGCAGATCGTCTAGGTTTACCTGGCCATCTACCGCCATCACCCGAGCATTGTTCGTGAGATACAGGTTGTCTAGTATCTGACGGGTAATCGTGGACTTGATAAGCTGGATGTCCATCGTCCGATCCGCAAGACTGTGGCCGAAATACTTGTGCGGCATCGGAATCGGGCAGATAGAGCAGAACGGGTTGTAGTCTATCTCCTCGTTCTCAAGCACCTCTTTGCCAGCGTAGAAAATCCTGCGGAGTTCCGCAATCCCATCACCATCGAAGTCCGTCCGAATGTAGCACTCAAACGTCTCGATCTCCTGCATGGACTTATCCACAGTCTCACGGTCTAGCGGTTGTTCGCCCTGTGAGTACCGCGCCACACGTTCAGGAGTAAATGTCAGGTCTTCGTAGGTCGGGAGGTTATCCACAATGTCCCCAGGAAAGCCCATCGCCACCAGTTCTGACCTGGTTGTGAGTTTCCTGTGGGCAGAGAATGGCGAATCCGCAATGGTTCGCGCCTTCTTGGAAATGATGAACTCCTCGGGCGGTACGTTCTCAACACGCACCTGACCGAAACTCTTAACCTTCTTGATCTTTACATCGTAGGCAAACAGAGGAACAACCGTCTGCATGGGTTGGCCAGTAATCGGGTCTTGCGTGACTTGCGGGACTTCTCCAACCTGTTTCTCCTCTTGCTCGACGATCTCTACAGTCTCGTCCGCAAGCATCATCGCTACTTCCTGCTCGGTCAGGTCTTGGTATTCCTCGGTCTGGATGTCCTTCTGGTCATCCCACCATACCTTGACCACACCATTCTTCTGTAAGAGGGCATCCTTGAACCAGATGTTTAGAACAGAGAAACCAAGGTTATCACGGTAGAACACATAGTTCAGATACTCGGTGATCTGCTTGGCTAACTGCTCGTCACCAGGGCCAGAGGGTTCCGCACGCACAATGTCATCACCCTGCGTAAAGACACGGAGAAGGGCGGGAAGGGCAGAATCTATACTCTCGGCCACCTCGCCTGTGACTATCTGAGACCGCCCCTCTACCTCGTTGCCATACGGTTCGCGGTTGTAGAACTGTAGAGCACGCCGGCGTTGCTCGGTTGTCTCTGTCTCTATGTATCCCAGAGCGTTATCAATCTCTGCTTCTAGGATAGTCTTGAGTTGGGTTTCGTCCATCTTAGCCATTTACACAATCCATTTCGTAGTGACTGTTAAGGGTTTGCCCCAAGTGGTATTTGTATCCATGCCGCAAGCCAGATAGCGAAAGCTGTCGCTGCCGTGAGAACTCCAATCGTGCAGAGGCTTGTCATAAAAAACAGCTCGCTTCTCGTCATATTCCCGCCTGTAGTTTCTGAGACAGTCCAAACCCTGCTTTACCTGGGGCATATTAAACCAGCACCTCGGGAGCATCCTTCTAACCATCTGTATGCCATCGTCCACCCCAAGACGAGGTACTACTGTGCAATCTAAGCCAGCGTCTCTAAGAACCTCTAAGCGGCTTTTACCTGTACCTAGTTCTCTTACCTGTACGTCGTGCGGTAGTAACTGGTGGGCTTTATGCCAGTTCCTGTTCGTAAGTTCCCGCACATACCAGTCTAGTCCGACTCCGTGGTTCTCTATGTAGTCCAGGAGTCTTACTTCCTGCCCCGCAAGCTGAGCAACCCATATTGCCGTAGAGTCGCCCATCCCCAAGTCCCACGCCGCATAGGTCTTGCAGAGGTCATCCCTGACGATTTCCCTGAACCTCTCTGGGGCCAAGTCGTTAAGGATAGCCCCGTAGTAACTCCCTTCAACCGCAGCATGGAACGAACACTCAAACTCTTGGTTGAACTTGTCGTCCCCCATTTCTTTACGGGCGGCCTCAAGCTCCTCCGGCGGTACGATCTGAGTCTCAGAAGCCCTAAATTCCAGTAAAGCCCAGCCAGGCTCGGTTTCAGCACGATCTCGCAGGTCTTTAAAATGGTTCGCTCCCTTTGGAGTACCGATAAACATTGCCCAACCCTGCCTATCCGCAAGGGCAGGTCTGATGATCTCGTTCCAGACTTTGGGGTTCATATCCCCAACTTCGTCCAGCACCACACCGTCTAGGTAGATACCTCGCAAGGAGTCTGGATTGTCCGCACCGTAGAGGCTGATCCTGCGGTCGTAGAAGTCGACCCGCAACTCTGAGATGTTTGCCTTATGTTCTAACGGCTCTGTGTACTTGAGCAGGTAATCCCATGCGACTCGCTTAGCCTGGGTGTAGGTTGGTGCGATATAGGCATAACGAGGAGATTCCCGTCCGCACTCCAACGCAGCTTTAATGAGGTGGTTGATTGCGGAAACAGTTTTGCCTGCACGCCTGTGGCATACGGCGACCACAAATCTAGTTCTATCAGCAACTTCATGAATTTGGCGCTGAGCATCTCTAGGCCTGTAAGGGATGGTTATTACTTTATCCATCCAATCCCTATGTTTAGCGGTTGGTTAGGATCACTACCCAACTCGATGTTGCTTAGTCTTGGGTGCATATAGGGAGCCGCATCTTTAGCTATCTTTGCGGCATCCTCCAGCCTGCCTTCATCACGCAACTTGAGATAAGCCTCAACCATAACCTCTAGTGGTGTCGCTCCCAAGTCCGCACACTTCTCTGCTATTGCTCTAGTCTTAGAGTTAAGCGATCCTGGTTTGCGCCCTGCTCCTGGCCTAGCGCCGCCCCAAGATTTTTCTTGATTGTTTTCATGTTCCATTTATCCGAATCCTTTACGGGTGTTCGTGGTGTTTCTATTTTACAACAGTCCCTTGCTTATCCAATCCTCTACAGGAATGTCGTTTATTTCTTGAATTTTGAAATCTTCTGGGCTAAAGGGGATAAAGTTAGATGTTCCTTGTCCAGATGTACCGCGACTGCCCTGGTCTAAGTAGCGTATGCCACGCAAACCAGAATCTTCAAGAAGTTTGGAAGTGTTTACAGTCCCCCTTGATAAACCGATGTTCTGATAAACCTCGCCACCAGTAACAGATTCAAGATAAGAATCAGCTTCTTTCTTCGTATTAAAAGCATTAATACTTCCAAAGTTCGACTCAACAACCCACTTTTCGCCAGGGGCTGGATTAGGGTTTTTTTCAACCCGCAAGTTAAATGGACTTTTAATTTCGTTTGTTTGTTGACTTAACGGCTTATCCCAATCCAGAAACTTAGGCAGGATTTCGTCTGGGATGTCTCCTTTGTAAAGATAGCCTTCAACTGGTTGGATACCGCCAGAAAGTTTTAGCCTCTCAAGAGTTTGCAAGTCTCGCGTTGCTTTTGCAGCGGTTTCTGGGTAATCAGAATCAACCGCGCTTTTTCTTGCAACCTCAATCGCTTTGTCAATCCCATCTTTTCGCAAAGTTGCTCTGACATTTAAGTGTTCTAATGAACTAGGCTCAAAAACACCTTCTTGACTTGTATACCTGTCTCTAGTGGTTGCAGACCTATACCCTTCCGCAACAGGTCTAGCCTCTGCCGTATATCCAGCACCAACCCCGTAAGCCTGTGCTCCTTCTCCTGTTCCTTTCTTTGTAGGATCAAACTGTCGGAATAGATACGGAGAGCCGTGATAAGCAGTTATACCCGCAGGCGCAAACCCCATCGGCCCTGCCATAAGCATATCTGTAAGCCGCGCCATCGCTTGCGGGTCTGTAACGCGAAATGGTCTGTTAGGGTCTGCGAATGTCTGCTCTTGTAGTGCCTGGGCTTGCTGTCCTGACTCTACAATTCTTCCCCCGAGCATAGCCGCAGCATCTCTCGGGTTTGTCAGCATATCGTACAGTTGCCGCTTTAGGGCATCTGCTCGACTGTAAATTGTTCCAAGTGGACTAGCCATTTTTAATTCCTGCGTATCTGAGGTCTGTGTTTAGCGTAGAAAACTCGCCGGTTACTCCTGTTGTGTCCAAGTCTGCCGCGACTAAATTCCTGTAATAGTCCCCGCAGAACGGTGCATCCTTCGGTGTTGTCCGTCTCGTACCGTGCTCTTGCCTGCCTGTGGTCGCGCAAGTAAAGAATAGTAGACCGCCAGGCTTGAGCATCCGCACCATGTTTCTGAGAGTCTCCTGATATGCAGGGTTGTGCTCGAAACACTCGCAACTACAAACAACGTCGAAACTGTTATCAGGGAAGTCTAGGTCTTGCCCCGCGCAAACTATGTCTACGCCTGGGCCTTCTCCGAGATCGCAGCCTACATACTCACAGTCTGTAAAGAAGTCTCTAACAGTCCCGTTTATGTTTAGACTGCCTACTTCCAGCACCCTTTTGTTTCGGAAGAACTCTGGGTACTTGTCTTTTACTGCCGCAACGAAATCTGTCTGCTCTTTATGACTCACCGTAACGCTTTTTTAACCTAGTTGCTTTGGCTTTGATCTTTTGGAGGTCTGCTTCGTTTTGAGGGACTTTTTCTGCCCAGCGTTTGAACTGCATGGCCGCAGGGGTTGGCCTACCTTTTTCGTCTTTAAGCGGGTGGTTCGCGGTGAGGGCTTGACTGGCTTTTCTATAGAGAAAGTTGGCTCGATCCTTTTTGTCCTCTGCTGACGCGCCCTTGAGCGATCTAACAGGCTTGCGGACTTCTCCACCAGACTTGTTATGCTCAGCCATCTTTTTAGTAGTGCGACGATCATATTCCTCAAACCTTTTCGCTGCCTCACGAATCTTCATTTCTTCGCCCTGGCTCCAGCCATGTTCGCAACGAGGGAGGGGTAAGTAGTACCAGTTTTCTTCGCAAAAGCTTTCGCCGCCTTCTTCTGGTTGGGGCTGAGTGCTTTCGGTTTGCCTAGTCCTTTAGGACGGGGTTTCTCGTAAACTTCTTTCATTTGTAGACACTCGCTGCTAAATTGTTGTCTGCGCGTTTCCGTATTAGTTCCGCAATCTCAGGACTGTCCTTCTGCTCCTGAGTTGGGAGGAATAACGCCCTCTTTCTGTCTAGGCTCCCGTCTGGTTCTACGAGATAGTAGACCGCGATACTGTTTCTTGTGATTCCTTCTGGACAGCGTATGGGGTTTGGTAGCCCGTGCCATTGGCCCTTAGTCTCAAAGATAACCGCACGATTGAACTTGCACCAGACCGACTCTGTAAATGTCTCTGGGTCTGACCAGAAACCTAACTCACCGCCCCATTCTGGTTGCCAGCCTGGGGTCAGGTAAATGATAAGGTTTAAGTACCTCTGGAGTTCCAACTTCGGGTGAATGTCGTAGTCCAAATGGACGTTTAACTTTCCTCCCCGCGCATGACTGTGTAGACCGCCGCCGTGGAGACCGTAGTCGGGGTATACATCTCCGAACTGCTTGCAGAACTCAGGAGATAACAGAGCCGATATTGCCCTGTAGGTTGCTGGGCCAAAGTGGTTCCAGTTATTACAGGTCTTCTTGATCTCGATGGGGTTGTTGTATTCGTGCCAGACATCTGAGTTGAAATCTGGGAACTCCGCAGCGATCTCATCTGCGTTAGGCAGGAAATCGTCTACAACAATCACTTCTTGGCTTTGACCTTCTCAGGCTTGCCTTTCATGGAGCCAGTCTCTTTTACAAACTTTTTCGCAACATCTTGCGGGATACCTAACTTCTTGGCCATCTTTCCGCTACTGGCCGCAGCCTGCATGAACCTGTTTTGCGCCTTAGACATTGCTGGCATCACGCACTCCTTAGTTTTACAGGAAGACATACGCCCTCAGACGCGGATATTGCTGGCTCCGCATCCATCTTAGACATTGTTTTTAGAACAACCAGTTCGCACTCTTTCTTGTTGTCGAACAGTTCAGTTGTCCAAAAATTGCAGTTCCCGTCCATCATGCAAAAGAAGATAACGGGCATCCACATTTTTTAATCCTCGTACTCTTCGTCTTCTTCTTCGCCTAAATCCCAAGAGTTGCAGACGTTACTTTCCGCACACTTGAATTCATAAACCTGACAGAAGACTTCGCCTTTACCGAGTCCGCAGCCCTTCAGCTTAAACCCGTACTCACAGTTGCCGCAACGCTCCTTGCCCTCGGCAGAGCCATAGTTCGCGGTCAGAATGGCTTTTTGCTTGTTGCCCTTGTTGATGATCTCATCTTGAGTCGCAAGGGGACACTCCGAATAATCACCCTCCAGAAGTGTCTCGCCCTTCTTGCCCATTTCTTTACCTGGGCCAAGAAGACCGATCATTATTGTTGGGCCTTTCACTTCTTACCCTTTTTGGGTGGCATCTTGCTTTTTTTGGGCATTTTTCCGTACATGGTTGACTCCTAAAAGTGGAAGTGACAATTACCCACCCCGATTTTATCCCTGTTTGTAAAAGTACGCAACGGCTTCCTGGGCTTTCCGCAATTGCAATTCGTAACGGTCTGTAGAAATCTTCAGCCTTTGAGCGATGCTGTGCGGTCGGTGGTATGGATACTGTACGTATGTAGCTTTTAAGATACTTCTCTGGATTTGAGGAAGTTTCCGCACAATGTTTTCCACAGCCTCACCCGCAAGCATATCTGGCTCGTACCTTGGTTCCTCGCCCTCAAACGCTTCTGTAGATTGGTAATTGCCTTCCGCAGAAGCCGCTTGGGTCTGGACTGGTGGGCCTATTTGACCAAAGGCGCACCAGAACGCCCAGTTTCTTAAGAGGCTTTCTGTATTTCTGGAAACCATGCGGTTGCGTATGCTGGTCGGTTTTCTGCTATCCAGGGAATCGCCTCATTCCTGAGTTGCCGCCAATCCCTTCCTGTGCTCGCCCCACCAACGTGGTGGACATATGCTCGAGATATGTAGTTCCGCAAACCCTTTTCCCGCATATCCAGACATTGCACATCGTCCGAGTAATTGTTTAGGGGAGGGAAGTCCATCCAGGCATCGCGGTGAATGTAACCAGCATAGGGCGCGATTATGTCTACTTCTATGATTGCTTCCTCGGAGGGGAAACTGTTTGCAAAGACAGGATCGGACTCATGCCGCCAGCGGACGTTTTGCATCCCCCTCGCAAAGTCTGCCCTGGCCGCAACCCATCCTCGTTTTTCCTCTGGGATCAACTGAAGGTCTTGTACAAGTTTCTCGTGGAAGGTCGGGTTTAGCACAACATCGTCGTTCAGGATCAACAGGTCTTCATGCTCTTGCATTGCCACATGGACTGCCGCGTTGTAGCTGTCTCCGAAATTTCTGCCCCTATTTTCCAGATTTATCGTCCTGTGTTTCGGGAGCATGATCTTGGAGCCGGCCAAGTAAACAGTCCAGTAGGTCGGAAGGTAGAAGGTAATGCTCGCACACAGCACAGGCAAGCATTTGCCCTCGGTAGAACAGATGACTACTGCGGACATTTTTCGTACTCCTCAACCCTGTGGCCAGCCTCTACCCGCAAGAGTGGATTGGTCATCAACGGCATATCACAGGTATAGAACCGTAACTTATAGTTCCAGGATAGATAAGAAAGGCTTATCTGGTCTTG